AGACCAAATTCTTGAAGGTGACGCAGGCATAGAGGGGGAGGATGGAGAATCTGAACAAAGCGAGGATGAGGTCAAAACAAAAGGTGCCATTTCTTATAACGCAGCACACCCAGACGGGACACCAAAGGCTCCAGAAGGAGAAGCCTGGAGTGGGCCAAGACAGGTTGCCGCTGCAGATGTACAGAAATTATTTCATATGTGTGCCTGGTACGATACGGCAGACAAAGAAAATAAAGGCGCTTATAAACTTCCGCACCATGAAGCTGACGGAAATACTCTTGTCTGGAGAGGTGTTGCCGCAGCAATGGCAGCACTAATGGGAGCAAGAGGCGGAGTAGATATGCCATCAGGCCAAAGGCGCGGAGTATATAATCATTTAGCAAAACACTATCGGGATTTCGACAAGGAGCCACCTCCTTTTAATGAGAGGTCTGCGAAAACAAGTGGTGATTTAGCTGACGAAGTATTATATGAAGAGACTAACCCTTGCACTGATGTGCAAAAAGATATTAGTAAGGTTATTGTAGACACAGAAGAAAAATGTAGTCAGACTGCTATGAACCGCGAAGAGGCGAAAGAAGTAGTTAAAACTGCCGTAACAGAAGAAATTAAGACCCTGAGAAGCCTTATTTGTCAACTCAGTGGTAAACAAGGAGTACGACGATGAGTATTGTCTCTAAAGAAGATGTTCAGTCATTCGTTAAAGAAGCCTTGGGTGATGAAATTGCTGATCTCAGGGAAGAAATTGTCAAAATGTCAGCAGAAGCCCAAGAGAAAAGTGAAACTGACCGCAAGTACACACATGCGTTTGTTGGTGAATCTGCTCGGCCTGAAGTAGAGGATAACCTTAAAGGCAACCCTGAAAAGGGTATGAAGGCAGCACGATTTATCCGCCTTCTTGCCGCCGGACGAGGAGACCCTGGAAGAGCCGCTCTTATCGCTAAAGAATGGGGCGATGGCTACATGCAGAAAAGCCTGAACGAATCCGTGTTTGCCGCTGGTGGCGCATTGGTTCCGCAGGACTTTATGAATGAAGTCATTGAGCTTTTACGCGCTAAAACTGTTGTCAGGGCAATGGGTGCCACAAGCATTCCAATGAACATGGGCAGCATTACGATGCCTTTCCAAGATACAGCAAGCACTGCGAACTATATCGGGGAACTGCAAAACATTCCTGCAAGTCAACCAAGTTTTGGACAACTCACCCTGTCTGCCAAGAAACTTGTTTCATTGGTACCAATCTCGAATGACCTCCTACGTGATTCTTCAATCAATGTAGATGGGCTGGTTCGTGATGATATGGTCCGTAGTATGTCGCTTCGTGAGGACATTGCATTCATTCGTGATAATGGTGCAGTTAATACGCCTCGTGGTATGCGATTCTGGGCTATTCCTGGCAATGTGTTCGTGAGAGCTGCTGCCGGTGGCCCTGGTACTGCTACCCTGAACGAGATTACTAATGATCTCTTCTTGGCTATGACAAACCTTGAGAACCTGAATGTTCCCTTGGATAATGCTGGTTGGATTATAACCCCTCGAACCAAGTCTGGTTTGATGCGCTTGCGTGATGGCAATGGCAACTTTGTTTATCGTGATGAAATGCTACGAGGAACACTGCTTGGGTTTAGGTATAACTCTACCACTCAGATCCCCACCAACCTGAATGTTGTCGGTGCCAATAATGATACTGAGGTCTACTTTGCTGACTTCCGTTCGTTGGTAATCGCAGAAAGCACCTCGCTTGAGGTCAGCGTCTACGAAGGCGGAGCTTTCAACGATGGCGCTAATGTTGTATCTGGAATCAGCACCGACCAGACGATCATTAGAACGCTTGCCCGGCATGATTTTGGTGCCAGACAACGTGGTCAAGAGATCTCTGTGATCACGGGTGTTGACTGGGGCGTGTAAGTCACTATAACCTCTAGCCTTTAAGGAGCTAAAAAATGACAAGTGTATCAGATGTGCATGATGTTGGAGCCTCTATTATCTCCAATCTTTTATTGCAGAACAGGTTTGCCCTTGGCGACCCTGAAGCGAACGGTGCCTCATTCGACACCATTCCAAATAATTCCCAGGAGTTGGGATCGGCATTGATTCAAATTGATGCTGATGGAGCCATAGCCGGTGCTGACGCAACTTGCGCGATTACGTTGCAAGATGCTGCCGACGATGGTGCCGGGGCCCCCACAGCGTTTGCAGATGTAGCCGCTGGGGTGTTTATGGATGCTGCTGATGGTGCCGCCGGGATTCCGGCTAATCCTGTTATCACGTTGACTGTCGGGGCCCCTGCTGGAGCCTTCTTCTTCAACGTGCCGCTTCATCGCCTGCGAAGGCATGTGCGTGTGCAAACACTTTGGGTCGTTCCAGGTGCGGCAGATACAGTAGATTTCCATATGTCTGCAATCTGCGGTGGTACTGTTATTAAACCTGTATAAGGAATAAAGGGGTGTGGAGATGGCGAAGCTAATAGGAATTCAGTTTATTCGGAACTGTTCACCGTATAACGAAGGCGACAAAGCTGGATTCGTCCAGGATGCTGCTGATAAATATGTTAAGCGTGGCCTTGCCACGTACCTAACTACGGCAGTTATAGAGTCACCTGTTGTTAAGTCCGAAAAGGCTGCGCCTGCACCTAAGCCATCTCCACCACCTCCTGAACCTAAAGCAGAAGAACCACCACCTGAGAAAAAGAAAAAGAAGCGAATTCTTCAAAGGTTGAAAAAGAAAACGCTAGAATGATTCGAGGGTTACATGGTACTTGCAGCGAATGCCCTCACAACTCTAAGTGCGGTCAAACTAGAGCTTGATATCAGTGTCCCAGATGATGACGCTTATATAGAATCGTTGATCGACGCTGTATCAACCCAGATTGAAACATTTCTGCAACGCCACCTCCTCCAAGAGATCGGTAGGGTTGAGCGTGTTTCAGGGTACGGCAATTATACTTTAATCCTGTCTCTTACCCCTGTGACAGTGCTGACTAGCATTGAAATCATTTCAATGACTGCGCCACCCCTTTTTCCGTTTGACATTACAGACGTGGAAATAAAGGACGCTGATGCAGGGTTGGTATATTATCGCGCAGGCTGGCCTTGGACTGTCCCGCGTCCGTCTGGGACGATCACAGCAGATCCCATGCCAGGGCAAGAATGGAACGTCATAGAGGTCACCTACGATGGTGGGTACTTGCTACCTGATGACCTTACGCCCACATTGCCCGTGGACATACAAAGAGCCTGCACCATTGCTGTTTCTACTGAATTCAGAAAGCGCGGGATAGATAGAACCATCAAAAGTGAAAGGCTGATGTCCTACAGCATTACTTACGACAAGACCGGGATGGGGGAAGCAACGATGCACAAGCTATACCCAGCATCTCCCTTCTCTTCTCAAGTAACACAAATGCTGGTGCCACACAGGCACATACCGGGGGCATAAATGGCTCTTGCAGGTATGTTGACGCAGCAGATAGTCATCGAGAGATTCACTGGCAGAGACAACTACGGTCAGCCCCAGTTTAACCCTGTGCAAATAATTGCCGACGCCCGCGTTGAATCCAAGATGGAGTTAGTCAGAGACAGGGATGGAGACGAAAGGGCAAGCTCAACGCAGGTCGTCACACTTACTGTCGTGAACCCGGCAGATCGTGTCTGGCTTCCTGGTGATGACCCCACAAACCCAAGTGACTCCATAGTCCCAATCGCTGTGTCGTCAGCGCAGACCCCAGCAGGGGACATAGTGATGTATCACCTTTATTTCTAGGAGCGGTTATGGCTTTCGCAATATCGCTGGACGTGAACAAGAGGGAGTTGTCCAAAAGGAAGACAATGCTCAAGAAGATGCAGCAGGATATGCCAGGTGCCTATCTTCGTGCCATTTATGACGAGGCAGTTAAGATATTCGAGGACAGCCAGGAAAGGGTTCCAGTAGACAGTGGGGATCTAAGGGCTTCAGGTCGCTTAACTCCTCCCACGAGGTCAGACCCTGAAGCTGAAATTTCCTATGACACCACCCTGGAGAGCAGCAAAGACTACGCGATGGCTGTTCACGAAGGCTACGAGAAGACATTTGAACACGGAAAAGAAGCAGGTTTTCTCATCAATGCGTGGCACAAGGTGGTGAATACCAAGTTTGATCAGCGTCTGCGCGACGCGACAAGGGAAAATTACAAAGCGAAGAAAGGCATCAGGGGGGTAAAAGGCAGGAAGGGTTCCAAGGGTCCACTGGCGCGTAAGGGATAATGATAGATGGCGATTGTCTACGAACCTGATTTGGATGTGGCGACGTATTTAAACACGACGCTTCCACAACTTACCCTCGGGACCAATCTTTTCGCTGGTCCCATGCGAGCGTATTCCCAGTCTAATGATCCAGTTGGAGTGCCACACGAGGCTACCTTCTGCTTGAATACAGGGGGTGCGGATCCCGTTACTTATATGAATGGGTCCGTAAAAAGAATCCAGATAAAAAAGCCAACAGTCCACGTAAAGCATAGGTCTGAGCCATACGAGTTTGCGAATGGACAGGAAATCGTAAGAGCCGTTCTGGATGCAGTAGATCGAAAACAGATCGGTACATACATAGACTCCCAGGTGAATGATGGCTCTCCACACTACCTAGGCGAAGATAAAGACGGACACCATACATGGTCGATGAACATCGACATGATGTATCGCCTGGAAGAGTTTAAGGTTTACTGGGGGATAGGAGCGGCGGGAAGCTCAGGTGAGCCATTTATCACAGGTCTTCCCAATGATGACTATACAACAAACCGGTTTAGGGAGTTCACTCTTACCACGGCGGTTGGTGATTTCATGTATTACTGTTTCCCTGAAGAGTATTCTTCTATCGGAACAGTTGCATTTAGTGTACCCTTTTCGCTAACATCTACTGATGCAGTCGGAGGAATTCCATATCAAGTATGGAGATCGGACAGTGATAACTTAGGGGCATCTACGGTTTTGGTGACATAATGAAAGAAAAAAGACTTGACGTTTATAACTCGATAGCGTTCTTATTGCATGGGGTGCATTTATAGTGGGCGACCGATCCCCCCCTTTTGGTCGCTGTGGCTTTGCCGCCACCCCACCTTTCTGGGGGATTGTCCTGTAACAACAGGGGATGATTCCCCGTAGGAGATTTAAAATGGCAGCAATAGCAGGTAGACTAGGAGAATTCTGGGCTGCAATCGACATCAACCTTGGCCCTCCAGTGGTTGTAAGTGATTGCCCCCAGCCGACTGGTGGTGTTCCAGCTTCAGATCCAGAAGCGCAGGCGACACCCGTAAACGGTAACTTTGGCATTATTCTGGAATCCTTGGTGGACACAACGCTTAATGGGAATGTGGACGAGCTAGAAACGACGGTTCACAATACAGGTGGGCAGTACACAGTTCCTCCCATAACAGTTGACCACAATACGGCCAGGCAATACATTCCCAATTTCCATGATGAAACCCTGGATTTGACCTTGCGTTACGACGAAGAAGATCCCTGTCAGCGGAACCTTCTTTACGCGGCGATGGGTTCCAACCTGTTTTGGTATTGGTTCTTCCCTGATGGTCCTGGGTTCATGGGAGCTGTTCCAGCTTCGAATACGCGGGCATTCTTCGGCGCAGCATTTTCCACGAGCTTCAGTCCAGGGGCCCCGTTGGACGATGTGGCTACGCTTGATTTAACGCTTCGACTGAGTGGGACGATAATGGAAGTGACTCCATGATCTCTCGTGTTTCCCATTTGGATTCTCAAATTTCAAGAAAGTATAGGAGTACACAATGACAGCAATAGCCGGAAGACTAGGGGAATTTTGGGCCGCAGTGGACGTTACGTTAGGCGTGGTGACGAATGTGGATCAGCCTACTGCCGATGGCGGCGGTCCAAGTATCCCAACCCCTGGCTCAGACCCAGAAATAGTGATTGTTCCTGCTGGCGCAAACGCAGTTACAGGAATAATCCTTAGCTCGCTTGTTGACAGCACCTTTAACGGCAATGTCGATGAACTTGAAACGACCGTTCATAATACGGCAGGTACATACGCAGCAGTCACAGTTGACCACAGTACAGCAAGGACTTACATCCCTAACTTTCATGACGAAACGCTAGATTTGACCCTTCGTTATGATGAGGCAGATGTCTGCCAGCAGAATCTGCTTTACTGCTCCATGCAATCAAAACTGTTTTACTACTGGTTTGCCCCTGACGGTCCAGCGTTCTTTGGCGCTGGCTCAACAGGAGCCAGACAATTTAACGGTGCAGCCTTTGCAACCAGCTTTAGTCCTGGTAGTCCATTGGATGATGTTGCTACGTTAGATCTGACGCTGCGACTGAGCGGGTCGGTGATGGTTGTTCTTTAATACGTGACGCCACTCTAAGGGGGGGCTTCGCAAAGGGAGTAGAAATGGTCAAAAATAAACAACGAGGTATCCTTAACATCTATCTGGGTGGGCATAATCGCACGTTGCGGTTTCGCTCACATGAGATTTGTATGCTTGAGGAAAGACTTGGCATGGGCATCAGCAAGATCTTATCAGAAGATCTGATTGGTATTCGTGTTCTGAGAGAAGCCATCCTTGTCGGTGTAATGCACGAATTTGCTGGCAAGAAAGGCAAAGAAGCCAAGCTGACCACAGTTAAGGTTTCTCGTTGGATTGATGATCACGGTGATTTCGCGGAGCTTTTAACTGCTGTCGTTGAGACGATTGCTATGGGTCTTCCAGGTGCTGAAGAGTTGATGGCTGAAGAAGAGACTGACGATGAAGAAGAAGGGGATGGTGAATCCAGCCCTTTCGTCGGGAGCCAGACAACAAGCGTTTCGAGTTTGGCAAGCTAGTCCGTTCAGCAGCCGCAATTGGCATCACCCCAGATCAATTCTGGGGTAGACCCGATGACATTTTCACGGGGATGACATTGCGTGAGTTTAAGATAATAGCAGAAGGCTACGAAGAACAATCCAGGCACGAGCTGGAGCGTATGGCGTGGGCTTGCGCCAATTTGATGAATTGCTGGACAAAGAAGAAAATAAAGCCAGCAGACCTACTTCCAAAAGGTAAATTCTTTAAAGGAGCTGCCAAGGCTCCGAGGATGTCTTCCTTTGAGCAGAAGATGATAAGCAAAAAGAAAGACATGAAATCATTCCAGTCAATGATGCGTGGGATACAGGCAGACATCAATGAGAACAATCCAAGAATAGCAGAGGAGGAAGAAGAGTATATGGGGGAATCTGCGGTTGATTTGTCCTCGTACAGCGACAAGTACGATGAAGATATAGATGTTGATAAAGAGTTAGATTCTGAGGTTTAGGTATGGGTGCCAACACAAAGACCGTGAAACTTAACGCCGACGTTGCCGAGTTCCTGAGAAACATGGGCAAGGTCAACAAGTCTCTTCTTCAGATGGGGAAGAAGCTCAGTGGTCTGGCCACACGTTTTGGCAAGATTGGCAAAGAGTTTGAGACGGCAGCAACCAAGATAAATAAAGCGTCTGGTTCATTCACCACAGCAGGGAAGAGAGCCTCCTCCGCCGCGAAAAAGATAGACAGAAGCGCAAAGAAGATACGCGCAGCAAATACAGCAATCAAGAATACAGGGACTGCCTTGAAGACGGCAGGGTCTCAGATGCTGAGATTCGGCGTCGTAATGGGAATCCCGGCTGCCGCCAGCATCAAGATGGCTGCAGACTTTGATTACTCGATGTCTCGCATATCTGTCATCGCACGAGGGACAGCCAGAGGGGTAGACAAAGACTACCGGTCGATGAGTAAGGCAGCGTTAGATCTTGCCAACAAAACAGAACATACAGCCAGCCAGGTGGCTCAGGGTATGCAGTTCATGGCAATGGCCGGGTTCAAGGCTACCCAGATCATTGGCGCGATGCCTGCTGTGGCAAAGATAGCCACTGCCGGGAATCTTAGCATGGCAGACGCTGCCAATATCACCACCAATATCATGGCAGGGTATGGAATAACTCTTTCCAATGTAGCGAAAGAGATCAATGCAAACATTGGAACAACGAAGGGGTTGACTGCCGCCCAGGATGAACTGAGAAGCAAGCTGGGGGAGACAGCAAACATACTTGTAGGTACGTTTACAAATGCGAACGTAAGCCTGCTTGAGATGGGGGAAGCGTTTAAGCTCGCTGGCTCCAACGCAAAACTTCTTAATATGCCGATGGAAGATCTGTTCGCCATGATAGGTCTCCTCGGAAATATCGGTGTGAAAGGTACTGAGGCAGGCACAGCCTTGAAGAGATCTTTTTTCGCCATGCTGGACCCAACAGAAAAAGCCAAGGCAGCGATGAAGAGGCTTGGCATTGCTGCCGAGGATTTGTCTGGCAAGGGAAAATCAATGACCCTCATAGCGAAGCTAGAGGGTGCGAAGAAGGGGTACGAGGCTCTCCGCAGGGAATTGGAGTTTGTCACCGACATGGCGATTGTGTTTGGTGAACGTGCTGGGCCAAAAATGGCCGCTGTTGTTGCTCAGGGTACAGCAGAATTCGTCAAGCTAAGAAGAGCAATTGAAATGGCAAAGATGGAGGGTCTTGCCGACGTGATAGAGACCCGCCAGTTGAGGACAACGAAGGGTGCGATAAAGGTTCTTATTAGCAATATCCAGTCTCTCGGGATTGCCCTTGGTAAGTTTCTTTTGCCTGCGATTAAGGCTGTCACCGTATGGTTCACTGAGCTAACGAAAACTTTCAATGAGGCATCCCCTCAGATGAAAAAGTTTATCTCTGAGGCTATGCTTATAGCCCCTGCGATGATCTTAGGCGTTGGCGGCGTAGCAAGGGCCTCGGGTGGACTTTTAGATCTAGTCGGAAGCCTGGGGTTCGCCGCCTGGGGGCTTGCACGTCTCAAGAAAAATACAGGGGTAATGCAGACCCTGGGGAAATTGAAATTCACTGGATTGCGCAAGGGGATAAGCGGGGTCGGGACTACGCTGGCGAGCGTATATATGGGAACCACTGCGGCTTCTTCTGCGTGGACTGCTTTTGGCTCAAAGGTAAGCGGTGCCGCGTCCAGCATGAAGACGAGCATTGGAGGGCTGATTGGAAGGGTTCTGGACCTTGGAACTCGTCTCCTGTGGGCCGGGGGAACCATCGCGGCATTAAAAGCTGCCGCCGTCGGGGGCGTTGTCTTTACCGTGACAACGGCAGCGATGGACCCAGAGGCATTCTTCAAGAAGGATAGCTTCAGCAAGATAAAAGACAATATCACAAGCTCCCTTTCAGACACATTTGACCTTCTGACTAAGAGCTGGAGACATGCCGTTTCTGGCTTTGTGGACTGGATGGCCTCAATCTCGGTGGGGCTTGCAGATCTTTTCTCTGGAGCAGGAATGTCCAGCCTGGGGCATGAGCGGTTAAAGGAAGCCACTGCCGCCACCCGTAAGTGGGCCGATCTGAGCGTTGACGAAGCTGCCAGGGTAGAGAAATCATGGCAGTCTGTCAACGCTGCGCAGGGCGGGCTTGGGAGTCAAGCGAAGAGTCGCCCCGTATTTGCTGCCGCCATGAAGGAAGAGGGTTTATCCCCTACTGGATCGCCCAAGGAGCTTCAAGGTCTAATAAAGGCCACAAATGAACACGGCAAGCTACTCAAGGTGTGGGGGGACCGCATAGACGCAATCCGGCGCGTAGAAGAATTTGCTGGCAAGAAGGGAGATGCCTACAACGAAGCCAAGGCTGCACTGGGAAACCTAGATGCAGAGTCAATCAGGGATTTGGACCAGGAGTTTATGAAGTATGTCAAGGTGCAAAGTGCGGCGCTTTCGGCAAACGAGAAGCAGATAGACACGGCTCAAGATACAAACAAGCAGTTGCTCGACTTGACACAGGCACTGAAGAATGTCCGCGACAGTGGGATGATGGCCGCAAGAGGATACGACAAAAGCGGCAAGGTGGTTGATAAGAAAATAATGAATCCAGAAATCCGAGCCGGGTTAATGGAACTACTCGAGGGGCAGGGCGTTGATGTCACAAAGGTACCCTATGCCAAGGGGAAGGTCGTAATTGACGATGCGTCGCTGGCAAAACTTGCGCAGACGATGATCGAAGCCAACGGCCAGATGCTCAAAAGAGCAGCCAAGGTGACCCCTGCCTTGGCTGGGAAGGCGGATACCCAGGCCGCGCAAAATCAAGCACAATTTAATGAGATTTTAGAGCTATATAAGAAAAGTGTTGGGGATGACACGGCGAAAAGACTCAGGATAAAACTCCTCAAGAAAGAACAAAAGAATGCCCTGAAGCTATGGAAAGACTTCTTTGCAAAACTGAAGTTTACCAAGTTTTTTAAAGAAGCGAACCGAATGGCACCAGAGTTTTCCAAGGTGACAGGAGGGGTCCAAGAATTCTTTAAGACGCTGAAGGATATCAACACTCGCATCAAGTCCGTCATAGACACCAAGTCAATGAAAAGGGGAGACCCTAGAATAAAAGCTGATGTTGATCCTGCCGTCCAGGGAGCGATAAGGGAACTTGAGGGTCTCACCGCCCAGTTTATTGCAAGCAAACATGGAACAGAGCAATACGCTTTCTTTATGGAGAGTGCAGGGAGACATGCCCAAGATACAATAGGCAGCGTCCTCGAAGCCTTCCCTGAATTTAAAGAACAGTTTGGAGATTTGATAAACGTCACGGGAGATCTAAGCGAAGCGCTGGCATTAAGCAAGGACAGGATACAGGACATAGCGCAAGAATTGGCAGGGATACAGATCCTGAAGGGTCTATCTGCCAAGATCAAGGGGCTGAGAGAGGAAAAAGAGCAGGCAGAGGAGATAGAAAAAGAGTCTCGAAGGAGTGTCGAGGACAAATTTGTTGAGCGAATAATACCTGGGTCGCTGGAGGGTATGGACATTGCCGAGGAGTCGGTGGAAAAACTGATCACTTTCCTGGGAAAGGCAGAAAAAGCTACCGAGGATCTGCCAGGAGTGCTGGAAAATATCTGGGAGAAGTATGCCTTAGATGAAGTGAAGGTGGCTGGCGAGACACTGCCAACGAGCCGATTCACAGGCCCTGACACTATTCCCCCTGGGGAAGTAGCCGCGTTCCTAGAAGCCTTGAGGAAAGCCATCCCAGCCCAAGCGATGTTGTCGAAGGGAACCGTCACGGAGATGCCCGAGGGAGGGGGAGTGTTTGGCTCTGAGACGACGAAAGACATGGCCGCCCTTGCCGAAATGGCAGCCACCTTTAGGGAGGCCGGGAAGGTCCAATACGCAACAGCGAAAGCCGGAGAGGCCGCCGCCCAGGCACTAGGCAAAATAGAGACAGGTGGAGATGGTGTTTACGCTTCGACTCAGGATCTAACCACGGCCTTCGGCATCCTGCGGGGTCGATTGAGCAAGTTAGGTGAAGAACTTGACGACTTGGCCCCCTCGGCGCAGACAGGGATGCGTAAAAATTTAACAAACATTGAGGAGACCCTCGATAAACAAGAGAAGGAAGCGAAAAAAGACACCTACCAGGAGTCATACGGAACAGTCGATATGCTGGGGGGGGATGAGAACAGGACGAAGATCAAGGCTGGACTTTTTGATTTCGTCGATGGCGTATTTGGAGGTGCCACCGAAAGTGCAAAATCCAAAGTCGTAAATTCGGTGGTGGGTGGCTTTGACGGCATGATGAGTTCCCTGCAGACAGGGTGGATATCGAGCCTTGGTGGGATGATTGGTCAGTTGGCAGGGAGTACACTGGGAAAGAGTATTGGTGGTGACATATGGGGTGGATTCGCAGGGACGGCAGTTGGGAAAATAGTAGAAATGATCCCCAATATGCTACTTGGCCCCTTCAAAATCGTTGGTGATGCCTTTAAGTGGATGGCCGGGAAACTCAGAGAAGTCGGTGAGTTTGTCCTGAACTCTCTGTTGAAATTTGGGAAAGACCTCAAATCCGCCATCACAGGAATCGGAGACTTATTCCCAGAGGAACGCGCAGGCAGCGCATTCAAGGGGACAGTGGAACAAATGACCCCAGGTGGAGGCGTATTCGGGATGCAGTCTGCCTTGGGGATTACGATAGCAGCCTTTGCCACGCTAAACGCTGCCCTTGGTGCTGCCGCTGCGGCATTCATTATACTGCAGCCTATCCTTGCCGTTAATACCCCCCTCCTTATGTTTCTTGGGGTAGGGCTTCTCGTGGTGAATTCTGGCCTCCTTGGAATGGCGGGAGGTCTGGCGGCAGTCATCGCCGTACTCTCTGCTGTCATTGGCGTTATCTTCTTCGTGGTGGGGGGTATTTTTTATGCTATAGTAAATGCCATTGCGCTAGTGGTGGGAGTAATTCTGACAGTGGTAGCCGTCGTCGCCGTCCTGGCCACCGCCCTGTACACAGTAAGCGCCATTCTTGTCACCGCCTTCGCCATTCTGGCGATTGCGGCACAGGTCGCCGCCACGATAATCTCCATATCGTTTGATATTGCAGCGGTTTCGATACTGGGAGCTGCCGCAACCATAGTGGCCGCACTGGTGTTTGCGGCAGCGGCAATCATGTCCTTTGGTGGCAGCATTATACCCATGCTGGCGTTTGCGCTTGTTCATGTCATTATACCCCTGGGGTTGGCACTCGCGGCAGGGGTGGTTATGCTATTCGCCGGACTAGCGGCCATATTAGGCACGTTGTTTGTTGCGCTTATCCCGGTTGCCATAGCGGGTCTCACTCTTTTCATCCTTGCAATTGTTGGTGCTGCGATGATTTTCGTTGCGGCCATAGGTTCAGCAGTTGGGGCCATAGCCGCTGCCTTGACACTTGGTCTTTCTGGCCTTTTGACAATGTTCACCTTCCTTGCATTTAAGGATGTTGAAGGTCCATACGTTGATGAAGAAGGAAACGTACAAGAAGAGTACAAGTCGAAGCGGGAAGACGTATTCGCCGCGTTCGAGGGGGCATTAGATCCCCTTATCATTGCCCTTGACCAGCTATGGGCAGGCGTAATGCCGCTCGCAGGGCTTTTTGCCACAGTCGTCAAGGTTATGATCCCGATGGCCAAAGGGTTCTCAAACACAGAAGGTATTTCACGTAAGCTATTTTACGCCCTAAAAGCCGTCGCAGTTGGCTTTGCGATTACGCTTCTTGCCCTTGGGTATTTCGCCACAGGGGTTCTGGAAACCATTGCCTGGATGCTGGAAAATGTTCCTGCCGGTATAACTACTTTCATGGACCAATTCGGGAAGGCGTTGCTTGGAGGGCTTGCTTGGGTACTCAGGGGGTTTGCCCAATTTGCCAAGTCACTGGGGATGAACGAGGCAGCGATAATCAAGGTTGCCGATGGCCTTGATGAGTTTGCCCTAGAGCCTGCGTCTGATACCCTTCAAGATCTCGCAGATGCGGCAAGGGCCATGAAACCAGATCTCGGGGCGATGGCCCTCGCGATACAAGAACTTATGGACCTCACGTATGAAGAGGCTATGGCGATTGCAGAGGAAATTGCCGCCAGAAAGGGTCTGGACCTCAAGGAATTCAATGAGTCTCTGACCAACATTCCAGAGGGATACAAGGTAAGCCTCGCTCGGTATTTGAGCATGGACGAGGAAAACCCAATGGCAGTCGCAGGCGTTTCGAGGAACAACGACACCCTTGCCGAGATGAATCCAGATGACTACTTCAACCGTCTTGGACAGTCCTGGGGTGGGGCATTTGGGGATGCCTATAGTTTCATTGGGCAGTTGGAGAATGAGATCGCAAAACTTGCCGAGGCTATAAATCCATCCGAGTGGGCAGACCTCTTTGGTGGATCACTTGAGGAGGCTTTTTCGAGGTCGCTTGAGGGGCTGGATGAGCTTTTTGCCGAGACTGCTGAATGGGTGGTGAATACCGTAATGCCAGGGGATGACGCATTCAACCTTGGAGAGAAGGGGTTAGAAGCAGGTCTTGGCGCAGGGGGCGTGATGGGTGGCGAAAAGAGTGGCAATATTACGAATATCTATGTAAATGATATGAACATCAACGATGTGGATGATGCCACGAACTTCGGTCAAAGGGTCATGGAGCAGTCAGAGGTGCGTTCTATGCAGCAAACCGGAAACCCTTACGCAGGTGGAAACCTACGTGGATCTGAATGGGGGGGAGGACATTGATAGATGCCATTTCTTGCTTTAAATGGAATAGTTATCCCCATTACCCTGGGGCAGTGTAGGCGCGGAGAAAGCAAGATTGGGGCTGAGTCTCGATCCTTTCTTGGCGAATACAGGATAAGCAGCAGGGGCTACAGGAGAACCTGGGAGGCTACTGCACTATTCCAAGACTACGACATAGCCGATGGCTTTATCCATCTGATTAACGGTCAAGGTCACACCATAAAGCTAGGAGACGGTCCCACTGCGGCAACAGGGCTATCCCCTGTTCCAGGCTATATGGGGAGAGGACTGCGTGAGCTTGGAGTCACTGGCGGGTTTACGTTTACAGGCACAGGGGGCGATTTCTGGTCAACTAAGTGCCTGGACTTCTCTGCAGCCATAGCTGACTTCCCAGATTGCTTTGCGTGGGATGCCCAATTGGAACAAGATGAGTGGACTGCAATTGTAGTCTATCAGGACACCGGAGTTGGAGACTTCATGCCCTTAATCTTCAGATCTGATGGGAGAGTATTCTTAAATGGGGCAGAGGTCTCGTACAACAGCGGAAGTACCGCCACGTTGAAATACATTCCAGACACGGCAAGCCAACTGGGATACTTTGTCTGCGTAAGGGACGGGGTTTTGTATTTAAGTATATCCGTTATCGCGGCCGTGACAGTGAAAATAAGCGATATCGTTATCCTTCCATATGTGATGTGCGATTACTTTGTGGACCAGATAAGTACCGGTCCAGGTGCCGTTTCTGAGATACAGGTACCCAGTATCCCAGTGACAGGAGAAGTGACTTCAATCGCGTACATACAAAAACCCGGCGAAGGAATCCCTAACGCCAAAACCATTGGGTTTAAACTCACCGAGTATCTTCCTGGCTACAAGAGGGAGTCAGGCTCTACCCCAATATCCCCTTTTGATCTTCCCGTTCTTCGTCTTTCTGGGGATGTCCTCTCAGAGGGCGAAGGCGAGTTAACCCGAATCCCTGTGGCTCCGTGAGGTAGAAATGTCGTTTCTGACAATCAATGGATGGGACATACCCATCATAAATGGAGGGATATCGCAAACGTCAACACAGCTTGGCAACGTGGGGCCATCGTTTACTAACCGCAGCATCCTGAATCGGCGCATCATCCCAAGGGGATGGGCTGGGAGTATGCTTTTTCAGTCTCCTGCCGTTGCCGATACGTTCGAGGGATTGCTGATGGGAAGGGGCCATCATTTCCCCTTCGATAACGATGGATGGAGTGAGTCTGGCATATCCGTATCCCCTGATTACTATTCAAGCGTTATCGTGACCCAAACATTGCCTGCGTTTGGCATAGGAAGCGCCGAGTTGACTCATGTGAGCAATGAAACCCATTTTGCGACAGACCTCCCCACAGACAAGTGGACTATGATGGTTTGGGTCTACAATACAGCCCTGTCTGTCGGTGGCAACAACGTGTATGACCACTATGTAGAGGTTGGCAACGGAGACCAGTATATCAACGGGGTGCCAGACTCGTATAACTTTTTCATGGACGAGCATTTAGGGGTGGCTCGCATCTTTACCAGCGTTGATTTCCCAGACCCGGCCCACCGCATAGATGATCTGGTCATCCTCCCATTCAACGTAGACGCTTCCTTCGTCGCAGGTGTTTACGCCTACCAGACTGCCAACAACTGCGTGATGCAATGCCCTTTTGATTACCCTGGTGACTTCGTGGACAGGGTTCACAACAATGAAGGTGCATCTACCACCATGACTGCCGGTGATGAAATAAGAAAATCAGGCAAGGGGTCTTTGATCAATTTGCTGGTTACGTCAGGCGTTGAATACACCGTGGTCGCCGGTAGCCCAATAGAACTCAACAATGCTGAAAATCAAACGATATGTTTTTGGGTCAGGCCAGACTCTGCCAGTGCCGTTGCCAGCCGGACCTATTGCAATCAAAATAATGCTGCACCGGCAGCGTGGCTTTTTTTGTCGGGTGCTACGGGCAAAATCGGAGTTAACCGATTAGTCGGGGCCAATAACTTGCAGGTCTTGGATGCCGTTCCGCCAGTGGCAGATGAATGGGTCCATTACGCCATGACGTACACAACAGACGGTGCTTCTACGTCTTCAATGTCCCTTTATAAGAATGGGGCGTTAGTTGGGACTGACACTGTTGCCTTCACTGGAGGCGCGAGTGCCGACAGCATATTCGTGGGTGCGGCAGGGGCCTCGTTTACCGGAAACATGGACGATTTTAGGTATTACAAATCCGCCCTGTCTCCACAGCAAGTCAGGGACGTTGTAAATGAAGGATACTTTGGGTATGAGTTTCTCCCTCCAGGCAAGCGAGCATTCTCCAAGTTGCCCAGACTGCTTCTTCACGGGGATGTCATTGGAAGCAAGGAGCAAAAGCAGGTAGTGGGAGCCGTTACCAGCGAACCATATGTTACGACCGCCAGCAGCCCCAATGACAGGTCTGTAGACTTCACCCTTGAGGAAATATACCCACTTCCAGAAGAGGGGATACCAAGACCTGACGCCCACTTCCTACTTGAGCCAAAATTCATTATAGATGATGCAGGCGACGGGGTGCATGAGGATGCCGTTGCTGGCTATGAGTACACTGGGCGAAGTGGCGGGAACCCCACCCTTTTCCACGACAGTGATGACAACTTTGGATTTTGCTATAAATTTGTTACGGCAGCTCTACCCAGGGATGCCTTCGACCTTCCAAGCGCCACGATGCCTGTATCTGGAAGTGATGAAAACTTTGGTGGAGACCTAGCTGGAAGAAGCGCCGTTACTATTGCCTCATGGTTTAAGATAGACATACTCCCAGGAACCGCCTCGTCAGACACTTTAGAGTACATATTCTCATCCCTCCTTGACACGGGAGGGGTAAGCAAGCTGGGCATAGGGATAAATGCAGCACCTAATCACTTTTTCTTTGCTGGGGCCAGAAGCTCATCGGCGGATTCATCAGTAGGCGGAGGCTCTGCCGTCAGTGCCGTTGCCGATGTCTGGTATTTCGTCGCCAGCGTTTTCAACCTAGCGGCAAAAACCTGTAATATATTTGGGAATATGATCCCCGGCGGAGCAGGCAGCGAGTTGTTATACCTGGCCGGGAACACCGGGGTAAGCTGGGCCTTGGACCACTTTGACGCAGATGCCAGAAATACTCGCATTGGAGTATATGGAAACGGCAACCAAGAGGGATTCGACGGAAAGATAAAAAGCGTAATGTACTGGGGTCGAGCAGTTCCATACCATGAGCTTAATGTGGTATTTGAAAAGGGATATAAACGTAGGATTTTTAGGTAGGAGTGAACATGGCCAGCAAGATTTCATCTCGAAAGATTATCATAGAAGTGAAGGGGGATCTTTCCTCTCCACTTCCAGACCTATTGCTTGGGAAGTCCGTTTCCCTTAGCCTTGATGGTCCCAAGATAACAGGGTTTCAGGCAGACCTGCGGGCAGGAAACGCCTCTCAGGTGGTGATTACTGTGAAGTGTGCCTCTGCTGAAATTGAAGTCCTTGAAGATCCAGAAGTTCCGGGTGATTGATGAGAATGCCGCCTCACAGGATGGGGTCTCACCCCCTGGTTAGAAGTTCCTCTTTTCGTGCATGGTATTTGGACGAAATATCAGGGGTCGACTCCCCTTGTGTGTGGTCTACCCCTGGCGCAGGGCAGCTATTCAATAAAGACCTAGTGCTTAATGCAGGCATAGGCGCAACGGCACCCTTTATTACCGATTCACCCATTGGTATGGCCAGAAGGTTTCTAAGCGCAAACACCAATGCAATGCAGGGATCTCCTACTGCATCATCTCCTGCCGACTCGGACTCTGTAGCAGTTTTTCTAACGACAGAAACGACTGTTGGGGTTTGGCTCAAAATCAACACTGCTCCCCCTGCGGCGACAAAGGAAACGGTCGTCAGCCTTGTCAGTATCCTTAACAGTGCCGCAACGGCAGCAAATACCCTTTTTGCCCTCAGAGTTAACGATAACCTTACGTTGGAGATTGGACACGAGGAAGCTGGAGGGGGTAACCGTTTTGCGTCTACATCTTACGCTATCCCACTGGGAAAATGGATCTATGTATGCGTCGTGAAGACTGCTGACGGTGGGAATGTACAGTATAAAGTTTATGTAAATGGAAGACACATTGAAGACCTTCCATCAGTCACAAATTGCGGCAATGGAGCAGATGCATTCTGGCAGGTAGCAGGAGTCATCGAGGCTACCACTCCTTTCGCACCTGTATTTCTGCTTACTGACGGAGAAATGGCCGGGATTTACACCTGGGACGATGCTCTTTCTGCAGATGCTATCTTGGAGGACTTCCAAAGGGGCCTCCTTCAAGGATTCCACACTTCGGTAGATATACAAGTGTATATCGACAACGGAGAAACAGTCACTTCGGGACTCGAAGAAGAAGCAGTCTACCTGGAAGCCACAAGGTTGGACGGGTTGGACTTTGTTTCGTCTCTTACCATGTCAAATGCACCAGACAATGCCGTGACGCAGGGAACCGTCAAGTTGACCAGGGACCAGCAGAATCTCTCCCTCGCGTACCTGAAGAATGACACAAAGATCAATTTTCCTGATCCCAATGTAACAAGTGGACCCAGGTTCCTAGACACGTCCAGGGGAATAAAGATTTATACGTGCAGGACACCGCTTGGCGTTAGAGCCAGTGGCAGGGATTTCTGGCTCTTGCTGGATGGTACCACTGATATGTTTGACTGGGGCAGCGATGAGGTATCCCTTAACTTCAGGGACAAGGGTGGCGTTTTAGTCGATACGTTCATTGAGGAAGAGCTTCCGTATGGCAGCGTGCTAGGGGCTACAATTCATAGCCAAATGCAGTTAATCTTAGATGCTAACTCCGTTGGCGGTGGGAAGATTGGATCGTATGATTCTCCCACGTTAACTGATTCTGTAAGCGGGCTTATGCCGACCTGGGCAATCAAGTCATTTGAACAGAGACGTGAGCCTGTGATGGTTGCGCTTAGAACGCTCGCTGGGCAGTTTGGTCATGATGTCAAATACAGGTGGAATGAGATATTTGAAGAGTTCAGGCTTACCCTCTACCAGCCAGAATCGGACTCCACGACTCCTGCCATTATCTTCAACCCAGCAGAAATTGCATCCGTGTCAAAGGCTGAAATAGCCCTGCAAAAGATTAGAAACGTGGTTCGAGTTTCTTACGACTCAACTGAGACAGGGGGTGCGTCTGGGACACAGCTTGCGAACGTAAACGCGGCATTGGCCCTTCTTCCACTTCCGGGGACATTGCCCGGAACACCAGTGGTCCCAACTGGCGCAGTGGGTCAAGATGCAGATGGGAATCGCCTGCCCGCCTTTGTTATGCTTGAGGATCTTGTTTCTATCGCCAAGTATGGCCGCAGATTCATGGAGGTGCAAGAGTCCAGCACGTCGCACATTGATTTAGGCACAGAGGCCACAGAGATGGCGTGGCGAATGCTGGGGGATCTATCAGAGCCTGAATTTGGTCATTCTGTCAGCATCCCGATCACACCGGAAATAGACATTCATGACATAATCGGCTTCTCCCCTAATGAGAAGTTGTACACCGAAAGTCAGTATCTTGCAGTGGCCAGGGTTTCCCATACCTTTGGCGAGAAGGCTACCACCTCTATTGATGTCCGTGGGAGGCCCAATATGGGCATCAAGAGATGGCTGATGCTGGAGTCAAGGTCTGCGAACAACCCTGCGAATACGCCCATGCAGGCGCAAAACGCAATGACAAAAACCCAGCGAATGAACCCCATGCAGTCCATCGTGGATAAGACACACTGGATGGCAGGCGGAAAGTTTGCTCAGGTTAGAAATAATAGCTTCTCCACATGGACAAATGGGAGGGAGAATCCACCCACGTCTTGGGTTATGGATACGGGAGATGAATGGGACAACGATACGATAAAAGCCACAACTACATCACTGACTGGCCCTTTGTCAGTGGCGATGCACGAGGACGGAGGGACGAATCCAAGAATAGACTCGGATCTCATCCCCCTGGATGGCGACGTAAACGTACCATATTGCCTAGAGGTCACATGGCAGAGAATCGCGGGGGCAAGCACCTCGTCACGTCCTAGTTTTTTCGTAAAATGGCTTGACGCTGCGTTTAACGTGGTTGGTTCGTCTGGCCCTCTTGAAACTCTTATACCTGCACCTGGAGCGGCAGAGTGGCACACGCATCGGTATCAAGGTCTTTCGGGTGCCGCCAGTGCTGTTTATGCACAGATTAACATGGGGTCAAACTTTGGCGGCGTGGCAAATGAAGTCATAGTTGATAGTGCTTCTATTTACAGGAATGCGTATGGGAGCCGAACAACACTTCAAACAACCGGCGACTGGGTAGGAACCGCCTTTAGTGCAAACATAAAGGCTGGCGGTGGGTTAAACATTAGGGCATCGAACGTCTCTACGGCTGGTTCCTATGACTTTGGGGAAAATTGGGTAGACGACACGTCAACAGCGGCAGGGAATCACGATGGGACTTACTTTGATGTGCCAGTCACGGGGTACTATGATGTGTCAGGAGCTATATATGTCGGAATAACGCCCAGTGAAGCTATTCCTTGGGACTACTGGGAGGATGTAGTGTTTCCAGGTGGATCTCTCCAAGTTCTTTTTAACAGCCACATACCCCCAGTCACCAGCACCATAATACCTCCTCCTCCATCTTGGACGGGTGGAGTTTTGGCGTCGATTAACACGCAGTATGGACCGACAGGGCTTCTTACGATTATTGGAACGCCACTTGCGCAAGAATCGGCAACCTTTACGATCGGTTTCAATGCGGCATCAAACAGGGCGTTGCCTGGAAACCCTATTCCCATTAACATGCGAGGGCTTCTTCTTACCAGGGGTGACAGGCTCTCCTTTTCTCTCTTCGCTGTCCCTACGGCAGCCCTTGTTTACCCAGCGACGGATATGGATATTAGCACGGCAGGCTCAGACTTTCTCGATCCATCTTACATTCACGTAAAGCTCATCGAAAACGATTAACCCGGAGGAAAAATGAAAAACATTAAAGAAATAGCAACAGCGGGGGTATTCTTCTTCGCGCTATTCGCCTTATTTATGACAACCTATCCACCAGCACGGCAGGCATTGGCCCAGATATCGCCGTCTGCGACTCAAGCAGCACACGGAACGCATGTGTGTAGTGCTTTGGTGCCACTTGACCCAATCGACGGAGTTTTAACCTCTGGGGGAAGACCACCAGTGGAAATCATGGTCGGCAATTTCAGCCCCACCCCTGTATTCCTGACAAGCCAAAATGGTAATCCAGCAGCTCAAGGCTGGCCAATATGCACAGACCCACTTCAATGTGCCAGCGCGGTTTCATTGCCAATA